GTATAGGTGTTTGACTCTGAAACAACCTAGATACAGTTATATCAGCAAATGTTGTTGGAGGTATAAATGCTGCTGAAGCTGCAGTTGCCCCGGTTATCTTAAGTTTAACCTTAAAACCACCTGACAAACCTAAATAAAAACTAGAAAACATTGTAAAAGCATCCCTTGTAAGGTTAGTTCCTGATGTTAAAAAGAATGATGACAATGGTATAGCTAATATATCGCTCGTTTTTGTAGGAACAAAAGTTATTACACTTTGTGGATACATAAACCTACAATAATCTCTAACTGATTTATTTGCTTTAAAGGCAATTACATTATTTTCTCTAATTTCTGCAGGTGCATTTAATATAGCTTCTTGACATGATTCTTCAACTAATGTTTTAGCTTCATCACAATTTTCCCCTGATTCAGGTCTAAAACTTTCTGGGAAAAATGGAGTATTAAATTGATAATTAGGAGGAGTTCCATTAGGTATATTAAAATTATCAGTAGCATAACCACTAAATTCTAAATCTTCTCCACCTGACATATAAACGTTAAATTGAATGGATGTTGGTACAGTTGCATTAAAAACTAAAGGTTGAAATAAATAAATATAAGCAACCCCATGGGCAACAGCATTTGCATTAACATCTTTAGTACATTCCAATTGTCTAAATTGTGAACAAAAAGGTAATTCGATAGTCTGAATTTCACCTCCAGCGGAATACTCTAAAGCATCCAAATTTAAATGATGTACTGATGCTAAAGTTGGTCTTACATTGGTATTAAGCAACATTCCCTTACCATTAGCGTAATTCTTTAAAACAATGATTTTACAAAAATGAAAATTAGTGCAAACAGATTGAATATGTAATCGTAAAGAACCACGCCAATGTCTTGAACATTCATAAATTGTACGCATTGGTGAATAAAAATTAGTTGACACATTTCCACTATTTACCGCGACCTCTACCATTGGTGTTATAGGTATAGCTGCTAATAATGTTCCTGAAACGTCATTTGAATTAACTGAAAACGCACCACAAAAAACTGGTTTATCTAAAAGAAATTTTAAATCCATCTCATCTGATCGTGTTCTAAAAATATAGTCATCTACAATTCTACTATAAGTTGGATGGTTATCTAAAACTTCAAAATGTACTTTGGAATCCACAGAATTTGGTGAATTTCGAAAAACTACTAAATTTTTATTAAACGTTGTTGAATCATTTGGATTGTGAAAACCAGTATATTTATTTACTACCAATCTTGCTCTATCTATTAGATCACCAGTAACAGTTTTTAATACATTGGCTGTTTTATCTAATATAGTTGTAGGAATATTATAAAAACCAGATTGGGCTGACCAAGTCACCTCATTATTTCTAGGTACATAAAAATCAGCTTTTTTAAATATATTATGTATTGAAATTGTTACGCTAGTAGATGAATTTGCACCAGTAGCTAAAGCATCCATAACAAAAAAGATTAAATCAAATACATTTAATCCTAAAGCTGAACTTGATATTTGAACATCGTTAGTTGCTACACTCCTACCCGTTCTATATACTGATGTTGGAGTATACATGGG